GTTTTGTACATCTCGAATGTCCAATCTGTATGGAAGAATATGATAAAATGGAATCACTTATATGTGGTCATATGTTATGTGTGAAATGTTGTATAAAAATAGGTATACGTCCGTGTGTCCACGAATTAGTTAATAGTCAGATAAGATTAATAAAGGAAAGGGATGATTTAAACGAATTAACTGAAAAACATTATAAGAAAATTAATAGAATTGAATTTTTATTATTATTATTATTTAATATCATTATTATCTTAATTGGTAATATAATTAAAAATAAGATAATAATTATTACACAAAAAATTTTAAATAATATAGGTCAATGTGAAATAACTGAGAAGATATATTATACATTAATTAATAATAATAAAAATGTATTTTCTATAACTGAAATTAATAGAATTACATTTTTATTATTATTATTATTTAATATTATTTTTTTAATTCGTTATATAACGAAAGGAAGCGAAATGTGTGATTATTTTTATTTCTTTTTGTTTATATTTTTGATGACATATAATTATAAATATAAGTCATTGTCATATGTGTTTGAATGGTGTATTATAATTTCTTTTTGTGTATATTTTTGATGACATATACTTATATAAAATATAAGTCATTGTTATACTTGTTTGAATTGTGTATTGTAATTGTCTTTTTTCACTGATAAAGAAATTACTATTACAAATAAGATTATTAAAGATACATTTATTAAACAAGTATAAAAATATAAATTACAATTAAGTATTGAATATAATTAAAAAATGATATCTAAATTATAATACTTAATTTATATTAGAGAACTGCTACAGCAATAATCATTTCTTGCTTGAAGATGCCCAGTGTGACAACCATTACAACTATATTACCCTCCCCTAAAGGAAAAATGGATTTTGAAATAGAGGCATGGAAACGATTCCTGTTATCGAGATTGGAACTCAGTGAGGATATCCTCACGACAATTCTGTCCGTTCTGATTCAGAAAGGAGACATTATCCTAACCACACAGGGACCAACAATTGGTCTTCGAGCAGGAAGAGAGAAAGGGTTTGAGAAAACTTATCTTGTTACAGGACATGGAATAGCTCCAATGTGCAAGTTTCTGATTGACGAACGAGATGGAGGTTTTTGCAAGGTATCTGGTCTAACTAGAGATGGATTGACTGAATCCGGATGGTTTCCGGTAGAATGTACAATACGAATTGCGGATGCCAAAGCACCTTATTGCACTCCAACCGGACATGGATTGTCCGTTGAGAATTGCGAATCGTACACTGTACCCAAAACACGTGGAATGGTCCACACTCCCGTAAAGAGCGGTCAGGAGACATTTATCGACCAATCGTTGCTCGATCGTATAATCGATCCGACCAGATGGCCCGATCCTTTATCTCAAAGAGAACGGTTTTTTGAGAAAATGGCGGAATCCGCGAAAGAAGCGCGTCATAAACCATGCATGTTCGAATTGTTGCATGTGTTCGGATAAGATAAAAGAACTTGAACAAAAAGTGATTGAGGATGCGCGTGAGGAGGGTACATGTCCCATGTGCAAAAAGGACCTGGTGAATGACACATCTGATGGTCATTTTTGTGATGGTTGTGGTGAAGTCATTCCAGGTGGCGACGAAATGTTCAGTTGTCCTAAAGACTGTGCTTAATTGTACAGCCTGTAAAATAGATAATTATAATTTTAAGAGAAAATAATAACGTTTAGTGATAAGTGTTGTATATGCAGTCTTATATCCTAAAATATTACAACTAATGTTTTTTATTTTTCTTTTAAAATTATGTAACCATTTTTCTACACATTATCTAAAAAATGAAAATAAATAATAAATTACTAATATTTGTAGATAAATGAAAAGAATAGTTTTATGGCCGTCTGAGTTATCTGGAGTAACTGGTTATAGTAAATTCTGTAATTTAGATGAAATATTGAAACGTAATGATTTATCTAAAGTATATATACCCAAAAGTAGTGTAGAAGAATCACTATTAAGTAGGTCTCATGTAGAATTAACAGAACTTAAAAAAGAATTAAAGCTACCTGAATCTGCTAATATAATAGATATTGAGAAGCATATTAAAGAAAATATAATTAATAAATCGCTAGATAAAGAAATAACTGAAGATAAATCTAAAACGAATATCAATAATGAATTAATTAATAAGCCAATATTATCAAAAATATGTGAATCTGCTATAAAGAAAGACTTAAGAATGAAGCGTGGAAATGTAAAAGAAAATCATAATCTAAATAAGACAGAGAAGCAATTTAATATGAAAATTTCTCATAGAAATTCACAAAAATATTGTAAAAGTCTGTATACATCACCTGATTCTATATATGAAATAGTTTTAAGAGGTAAAGTTGATGGTAAAACCGATGATATAATTATAGAAACAAAAAATAGGTCTTATAAACTTTTTAAAACTATTCCAATATATGAAAAAGTTCAACTTGAAGCATATATGTTTCTAACTGGTCTAGAAAAAACTATTCACATCGAATGCTATAATGATGAACAAATTAAGACAGAATACAATCACGATGAAGACTTTTGGAATATTTGCTTTAAGAATATTGTAAATTATGTTGATGTCAATATTCGTCCACATATTGTTAATTCTACAATTTTAGAAGTAGAGCCAGAACCAGAAGCAGAATTTAAATAATAAATTAATAAATATGATACCTACTGCTACTAATATATTAAGCAATCATCATTTTCTATTGAAGATGCCCAAAAATAATATATTAGAATTGATCATGGCACTCCGTAATTTTGCGTTATTTGTGGTCGAAGCAAATAATGCCGCTGCCAAGATGGAACTGAATGAGCTCAAACAAGGGGATTCGTTCTGCTTCAACAAGGAAGTCCGTTTCACAACGAACTCCGATGGTACACATCCAACACTATACCAGGTGCATCCGATGTGTACATTCATCATACAGGAATGCACGATATATGCCTTAAAGATAACTGGCTTCAATCTACACGGAGAGGTGATTGATGGATGGGTGAATAGATGTGACGCACAAAGGTCAACTCAATCGGCTGATGGCATTTTCCACTATTGTGATACCAATGAAGAGGCATCTGCGGAAAGACGGGTCGTCGAAGAGTTAGAAAAATACTTCAAATCGTCTAAAGATGAAAAAGAAAGAACCAGAGAACAAATTGCTGCTACTATGCATAATGTACGTAATTTAGAGTGTGATTTCGATGTGAAGTGCTGCATCTGTACCTTTGGAAATAATTGTAACTTATTCTATTTAATAAAAAAGGAAAAATGGTGGTTGGATGATAATTCTTATTGCTGTCCGAGTAAATCTTTAGATGAATATTGTGAAGAATGCGAAAAAAAAACCCTTTGTGAATATTGTGGTTAATATTGTGGCGAAGATAGTGTTTTCCATATAGGTGATGGCAATTATATGAATTTTTTTACACCAGGATGTTGTGAAAACTGTTGATGTGGTTTGGACTACTGTGTGCTTTGTGCTTAATTGGATAGCATGACTTAATCTAAAAAATGAAAAGATATAATAAATTACTAATATTTGTAGTCAAATACGACACTGACAATTGGTCAACGACGACTACACTGCCGAAGGAATGATGAAAAAACTTTCGAAGAAGTAGAAACTTATAATATTTTATAACGTGGTTATATATTAATTATAATAATTAATATATATGTCTTCTAAAAAGAAAAATAAATATCCAAAAAAAGATAAAAATGGAGTTATTATATTTAAAGATTATCTTGAATTTACCCCTAATCTCACACCAGAGGAAGTAATAAAATTAGGTAGTTTCGGAGGAACTTATTTCAGACCTATTTATTCATCTGTTACTAATAAACATTACAAGAATCAGGAAAATGAATTTCCATTTTTTAAAGGAATATCTAAAAATAAACTCACTAGTGTAGAATGTGATAAAAATATTGATAAGTATAAAGTTAAGAGTGGAACATCATTAGATTATTGGGAAGATAAGGGTTGGATGAGGAAGCAAGATCCTTATGGATGGTTTCAGTGGTATTGTCGATTTTATAGTGGTAGAAGAAGTAAAGATGATGAAAGACAAATAGATAGATGGTTAAAATTCACTGGTCCTAAAGGAAGGTTTAAAAGAAGATTAATTAATATGATTAATAAAAAGAAAACAACATATGATGATTATAGTATTAGTCCAGTAATAAGACAAGGATTACAGCATTGGGCATATCAACTTACACGAAAAGATATTAAATAGACATACATGGTTCCGGTTCTATATTATTTTGACAATGATTATTAAATTCTTCTCTTGTATGAATTAATTTAAAGAAATCTTCATCCAAATCATTATTATTATTATCATCATTATCATCATTATCATTATCACTATTGTTATATTCAAATACATCTAAATTTCCTCTTAATAATTCAAATTCAGGATGAGAAATACAATCTACTTCATTATGAATGTTAGTATTATCATTACTAATTGAACCTCTTAGCATCATAAAATATAATTTTAAATCTTTTAATTCGTTACTCATTAAAGTAATTTTATTAATTACGTCAATATGATTATTTTTTATTAACTTAATAATATCGTCGTTATTCATTATTTATTTAAAATAATCATATGCTTTTAAGCAATTTATATTTAATAATATATAATTATATATGAATTATATTTATAAAAATATATTTAGACAATTTTCTAAATATAGGGATGATATTTCTAGAGATATAAAATACATTGAATATATGAATAACCGGATAGGTTTAGAAAACCCAACTAATTCCTTAGAAGATAGATTTTGGAGAATGTGGAAATCTAATATATTTAGAAAGACTAAAAAATATAAAGAAGATGATTATGAATTTATGTGTGTTAAAACAGATTATCATAAAAAAAAATAATATTTTAAAAACTAGATAAATATTTCTTTAATTTATTTACATATGGCGAATACGCCCACATAATTAAAATTACATGCATTTTAGTTGGAACTCCATCTTTATCAAAATATTTAATATTCATACTTTTCATTTGACCAATTTTAGCATTCAGTCTATTTTCTCTTGTTTTAAACCAATTAGCTCCATCGGGTTTACTTTTTTTAACTGGGCAATCCTTTAATTCATTAGGATTTTTTACACTTGAATAAACTTCAAGAAACCCTTTATCAGATGTTTTAGATTTCTTTAATCCTCGTGCCTTTTCAGATACTTTATATTTATTTGCTAAAGGATAGAATTTTTTTATAAAATCTATTTTTAAAAATGAATATCCTCCACCTTGTTGACTTAACCATTTTTTATATATTTTTTCAGCATTTCTCATTCCACTAGTTTGATACTTATGATATTTTGCTCTATAATACATAGTAGTAACTACTCTCCGTTGATATCCTTTATTTCTATTTTTAATAATTTGTAATGTTTTTAATGCTTTATTTTTGGAAGAATACCCTATACCCTTTGTAGTTGTTTTAGGATTATAATCAGCAAATAATGATAAACCAGTGCATTTTTTATTTCCCATAGGCATTGATTTTATATCTTTAATAATTTTACTTTTATTAAAAGTATTATAAGTTTTTTTTACAAATTTATCAAAGCCAATTAATTTTATTTTAAATTTTTTAGAAATTTTAGATTTTATTTTTAAACAAACCTTATGAAAATCATATTGATTTTTATTAAATTTTTTTTTAACTATTAAATATTTATTATTTTTATACGAAGGTGTTTCTATTAATAATACTCTATACATTATAATTAAAAAATATATTTAAAATAACTATATGTTTGATTATATTTTTGAAATATTATTTGTTATATCTTCAATTGTCATAATTTACAAATTAATTAACAAAAAATATATTAATTCTATTATGAATTCTTATTTGGTAGTTATTTCTATATTTTTTATTGTATTACAATTTTCAAATAATTATATTCAAAAAGGCGGTAAAGAAAATTTTAATTTATTAAATCAATGCGGGTTATCGAATGAAGGAACTGGTCATTGTTTCAATGATGCCACACATCATACATGTTGTATGTTAGGTCCCAACGCAAGAAAATATGCTGATAATTCAGGAAATCCTATTGGGGAAGCAGCATTAAAATCATATGCTAAAACTGGTAAAAAATTAAATAAAAATACTTTAATGCCTTGGTGTACGTGTACTGGTTCTAAAGTGTGTAGCTATTATGCTAATAAATTTAAAGATGGAACACATATTAAATTTATATATAATCCTAAAACTAAAAAAATTATCAAGAATCCTAAAATAGAAGATCCAACATTGTTGGGTATTTTGAAGCATTACACTCCGGGTATAAAATAATATATGTATAAAATATCCAAGCAAGGAAAATAAAGACGTTTTATAAGAAAAAGGGTTATATTAAACAACACAGTAGTCTATTTAGTAAGATTGAGGTATCATAAAAAATGATACATCAATTACTAAATTATATTATATTAAACACACACACAAAGTTCTTGAGTCATGGATACTTTAGATGCTGATGAAATACCAATGATAATTAAGGCGTTGAGGGAACTGCACGATCAGATCGGGTGGGGACGCGAATTCTACATCAAATGTTATCTCTATCTGCAATCGATTGGACTAATCCAGACACGGTGTAAGGATAAAGAAACAGCTCTGTCAACATATGTGACAGATTACTTAATATGGGCATCCTCGCCAAAGGAACAGTTTGATGCTATAATCAAGTTACAAGAACGAGATGGATTTGGGAGTCATGCCACTATGTCACAGGATTTCCTGGACTTGTTGACCGCGATCACCCTTTTTTGGAAGCAATTCCCCTATGATGCATCACGTTATATGTTCCACCTGGATATTGCGGTATGGTTACTTGTATGAACCCGATTTAATAGGATAAACCTGGATATTGCGGTATGGTTACTTGTATGAACCCGATTTAATAGGATAATCAATCCTAATACATAAAACAACCAACTATGTGTTACGCACAACAGGTATTCTATTGCCTGGTCCACGATCGAAAGTTGCAAATTTGTGATGAGTAGTAGATGGTGGGTTGTTTTATATTATATTATAAATTAAAAAAATTGATATCTGTGAAGTTGAGAATTAGATTATTGATGATAATGGTAGCTAAATCCCTCAAGCATATGACAATTGGAATAATATTGTGGAATTGTGGAAGGGTAGTCGGCAGAGGGGGAGGTCTAATGACTGAATGCCATGTGTTATAATTTTAAAACAACTTTATTGAACAATATGAGGAAAAAATATAATATTCCCTCTTTTGTCATAAATATCGATATTTATGACAAATGATGATAAGATACAATAAATCCTCACTGATATAAAAAATGAATTATATTTACGATAATTTAAATATATATATAATGGAAAGGAATGATATATATTTATTCTTTTATAGTCCGAATCCACATTCAGTTGGGTTTAAATCTTGCTTAAGTAACTGGTATAATAGTAGGTTTGAATCAGATGGTATAGTGTTTTTAACTATACAACAATGGTTAATGTATAAAAAGGCTATATTATTCAAGGATTATTATAGAGCTTATCAGATTCTAGATAAAAAATTACCATATATAACACGGGGACTAGGTAAAAAGGTAGAAAATTTTGATGAAGAAGTATGGTTAAAAAAAAAATACGAGTTATTGTTTGATGGTTGTTATTTGAAATTTACACAAAACATAAGAATTATGAAATATTTAGTTTCAACTGATCCATTAATATTAGTAAATACTAGTGTAGATGAAAATTGGGGTGTTGGGTATTCAGATATTGATATTAAATATGTTCATAAAGATAAATGGGGTAAAAACTTATTTGGAAAAGTATTAATAGATGTACGAAAAACTATTATTAAAGACAAGTTATTATACACCAAACGCAAATAAACAAATGTGTATCGAAACCAATTAACATCTATATAAATATAATTTTAAATTAAGTTAAAATTCACGATTTGCTATTTTAGAAATAATCCTGTTTCTCCCTTTAATTGCTTTGCCTGTCTTCCTTTTAATGAAATATTAAATAGTTTATCATCAAGTGTATGGGGTTTTAATTTTCTGTTCATTATTTTATTTTTTAATTCTTTAAATTTTCCAGACAATATTGTTAAAATTTCATTTAATCCTCTTATTTTTCTTGCTGATGAAAACACACCACTTTTTGGGTTTGCTTTAAACTTATTTGTGCTATCTAATATCTTAATATCATTAGGATATCCTAAAACTTTATAAAGTTTTAAAATTTTAATTCTACAAAATAAACTATCTGGTTTTTTATTATGTCTTCTTTCTAGTTTTTTTAATTTTTCCTCTATAAAATAATTTATAATTACTTGAATTTGATGTGGAATATATTTATCTTTTTTAATTATATCTAAAATAACTTCTGGTATTGTAGAATTATTAACTACTAGTGAATCCTTTCTAATTTTTTTTTGTATGTTATCATCTTTATTAAAGTTTATATTCCTAGTTTTTGTATTTATTAATTTTAAAATATTCTTTATATTAATTACGTAATTTTTATGCTTTAAAGAATATTTTTTTATAAATTTAGCTAATTCAAAGTCATGTTTAATTTTTAAAGATAAATGATATCCTTTTTCTATTAATCCATTTGATTTTTCGATATTTGCTTGTTCACCTACTTCTTGATCGAGTAGGTGTTTATAATAGTTACTCCAAGCTGTTACTTTCTCATTAGTTGATAATTTTTTAAATGAATTTTTTAATTCATCCTTATTTGATGTATTAGATGATTTAAATGTTGCTTTATGTGCTGAGATGTATTTAGTTTGTTCTTTTACAGTCATTGGTTTAGTTTCAGTGTATTTTGTATCTCTATTATCAAGCAGACTAACATTTTTTAATACATTAAAAATTTTATTATCAGTTAATGTATTAAAATTTTTATCATTGGTTATTTTATCTTTTAGTTCCTCAAGAGATGTTAAAATATTACTATATGTTTTTTTTGAAGTTAATTTATTACCTCCTCCACCCCGTACACTAGCTGACGTTATTTCATTATTTAAATTATTTGTTAATTTATTTAATGTTTCTTTTAATTTATCTTCATTATAAAGTAAATATCCTATATACTTTTTAAATTTTTTTTTAGCAGTTTCATTATTTTTAATATCACCATGTGTCATTATATAATTATCTATTTTACATTGCAATTCATTTTCATAATATTTTATTATTTTTATTTCCAATTTATCTAATTTTTTACAAATAGCTATTTCATTACTAAACTGCTTGTCTTTATTCGCATATTTTGTTCCAAATGCCAATGCCCACAATTTACTTCCTCCAATCTTTAATGGTTTAACTTGTTCAGGTTGTTTTTTTAATAAAGCTTTTCTAATTTTATAATAAAACCACCATTTCTTCTTTTTTAAATTTTTAAAAAATACATCATTTGTATTACCATATATGTTTTTAAATTTTGTATTTTTATTTATATATACACATCTACATCTTATTGTATTATAAAAACTAACTATATTTTTAATATTTTTTTCATTTATAACATTTATTAAATTATTATTTAGTTCATCTTTTTTCCCATCAATGGGGGACGTTTTATTATTACATATGGCATATAGTCCCGTTACATTTTTAGGATTTAAATGTGATTTTTTACTTATAAAAGACGTCCCCCCTTGTTGAATTCTATTATATAATTTATGTACTTTATTATAAATTTCAACGTCATCCTTATTAATAATATTTATTATTAATTCTTCGTATTTATTCATATTATATTTAATTATTATATAATAATTAAATATAACCATTCTTCTTATAAAACGTCTTTCTTTTCCTTGCTTGGTTCTTGAATGCTGAGAAATTATCTACTATATCAACTACTAAAGGCTCAACATCATATACTTTCTTTCGCAATACTCTTCCTACTGATTGTTCTATATTGCTCTTAGATGTAGCCATAATTAATGTATCTAAATTCTTATTATCGTATCCCTCGGAGCACATTTGATAAGTTCCTAAAATAACTTGTTTATTTTCACTAAGTTTTAATTGTAATTCCTTCATACCACCAATATAAAATCCCCAGTTAAAATAGTCTCTTTCTTCCAACAATTCACTCATTCTAACTAAGTGGTCTCTTCTATCACTTAATACCAAAATATTTCTTTTATCTTTACACAATTCTAATATTTTTTCAATAATAATAATAGTTCTTTTTTCATATTTAATAATATTAGTAATCATTGATGGAATTTGAGGTTTCTTTCTATAATTTAATATTTCTTTTGAATAAATAGGATTATTATCAATAACAATGTATTCAATTTTAACAGACCTTTTATTATCTTCCTTATTAACTTGATAAAATATATCCCCAATATGCCAATTCAATACCTTCATTAAACCATCTGTTCTAACAGGTGTTGCTGATAATCCAATATGATAATTACAATTCAATTTCCGAAGTGCTCTTGAAAAAACTCGACTTGATATATGATGTGCTTCATCCACCAGTAGGAAATTAAAAGAATTAAAAGCATCCAATGGAAAGTCCCTCATAGATATAGTTTGTAGCATTCCAATAACTATGTCTTTATCTTCAATATCAAAGGTAGTTCCTTGTATTTTTCCTATGCGTGCCTCAGGTAAAAATACTTCTATTCTTTCTCGCCATTGCGATACCAAGAATTCTTTATGACAAATAACTAATGTTTTCTTTTTAATTTCAGATATTAGTTTTAGACCAATGCAGGTTTTACCAAATCCACACGGAAGTACTAACATACCTCCACCAGTAGTTTGTAGTGCTTTCATACTTGCTTCTAATGGTTCAATTTGATTATCTCTTAAACCACCGTTAAATTTTAAATCGATGTCTTCACCATATGGGATTCTATTTTCTGCTTCACCAAATTTATTGATACCAAATATTTTAGGAATATATATTTTATTTTTATTTTCTTCATAAATAGGATATGATTCTTGTTCGGTACCATATCCAGGAGTAACAAATGGTTTAACAGTTAATTCTTCTCTTAATTTATTTAATCTCGTTTCTGAAAAGTGTTCCTTGACAAGGATGTAACCTCTTTTATTAATGTAAGATTTACTCATATTACTATTATAAACATTGTTATGTTTATATAAAAAAATAGAAATTTATAATATTTATCACATATTAAAATAACTTTAATAAATCATCAATAAATATTTTTAATTCTAAATCAAAAATATCCCAAAAGCTAATTGATTTCATTGTACTTGAGTCAATTAATTGATTAGTCTTGGCTTTTCTCAAACCAGTGAAATTATTTTTATGTGTAAATGCTATAATAATAAATGCATATGGAATATCCATAATTTGCTCAAATCTTCCAAATATAAATCCTCTATATTCACCTTCAAGTTCTTCTTCATTAAATGGTCTTTCTCTCCAAAAGTCTTTAAAATAACCCATCGATGCTTCTGATAAAGAAGTATCACCATCGGATGCTAATATCGAATTCTTATTTAACATATTATAAACACCTATTTCACTACAACCTACACATTTAATACCCTTATCTTTATATTTTAATAATAACTTCACTCTTGCTAAAATACTTTCAGGGGGATAATAATCATCATCATCCATGTGTAAAATAATCTCATTAGATGCAAAGTCTGCTCCTAAATTTCTTTTTTTAGCAATTGAATAATGTTCATTTGGTATATGAATATAATTTATTCTTTTATCTTTTGGTATAATATCACCCATACTTTCCCTTGAATCATCTAGAATAACCCACTCTAATTTATTCCTTGGATAATCAAACTCATTAAAATTTCTCATCGCTATGTAGAACAATTTTCGTCTTTCATATGTTGGCGTTACAATTGTAACCGATGGTAATTTATCAATAACAGGTAATTTTAATATATAATTACCATCTTTCTTTTCATGTTCTGGTTTTTTAAATCCATGTAATGTTGACATCATGAAATTATAATTTACATCATGACCCTCGATATCTGAATACCCTTCCTCTTGAATTATTCTCATAGGATCTATCATATATGCTTTCCATCGCAAATGTATATATTCCATGTAATATCTATCTATCTCTTGGGTATATCCTTCAAGTTTAAAAATATCTTTTAAGAATTCTTTATTTTGTAAATTTATTATATATGCGTGCGTTGTCCACGTTTGAACTCGACACCATCCTTTGACATCACCTTGTAAATTTTTATGAACTGTTCCTCCAAAATATAACATTTGCCAATCATCTGGTAATTTTGGTAATTTATTAATTGGTTGTAGAAATTTAGCATCATCTTCTAAAATTAATATATTTTTATGCTTCTGCTTTATAGCTTCTTTGATAACATTTAAATGAGATTCTAAACATCCTCTTTTAGGATTATCATGTGCTTCTGCTTTATAAAAAGAAACTGGTATGTTTCGTCGTTTACATTTCTTTATCATATGTTTCTTTTTATTTACACGTTTTTCTAAATTAATACATATAATTGGAACATTTAGTAATTCTGAATTTAAATTCATTATAAAATATAAATAAAATACTTTATTTAAATAGATTTTAAAAAATGATTTATTTTTATTATTATTAAAATATAAAAATATAATGGAAAATATTAATATGCATAAATGCATAACTTCTAATATTAGTAATATACAAAATTTAATTAATAATGATAAAGAAACATATTTTTTTTTTAATAATAGTCCATTAGCATGGAGAATACCCGATATTGATTTAGATAATATATTTAATTCCTTAAGAAATAATGAATTAATAATTAGAATTATATTACAAGAAAATGATAAATTAAAAGAAGGTTTTGTTATAATTGGAGAAGTTTATACAACTCCTAATAAATTGTTAACATTATATATTTAATTTAAATAACATTCTGTATATAATGCCCTAATCTAATATACCATTCTCTTAAATCACGATGATTATTTACTTTTATTGGAATTGATGACATAGCATTTATTAATGCCTTTTTAACTTTAAAAACAGGAAATACTACTCTTAATGTATTAAAAAATACAGAATATGCCTTTAAAGGAACAACATATTGTCTATTTAAAGCTATAGTATCTAATGCAAAATAAAGACTTTTATTTGGAAATTTAATTTTAAATACATCTTCTTTTGTTAAAGTTTTCTTATTTAAATTATTGTTAACTTTATTATGTATCATAATGGTCCATTCTATTAAGTCTTTTTTAGATTTACAATTCTCAATTTTATAGTCATTCATTAAGTTTTTATAATGATTTCTACAAATTGGACATGGGATCACATCCCGTAGTGAATAATAGAAGCTAAAATAATAATTTATAAAATTTTTAAAATACTTTTCATTTGGTATACAAAAAGCTACTAGGTGGATTAAAATCCAAATGTGTGGACCCCATTCATCTGATTTCATATATCATATATCAATAATTTAAATTTAAGTAATTAGTTCTGCTAATTCTTCTATAATACCTGAATCAAATGGGATTATCATTCGGTCGTCTGTATATTCATATGATTTTTTAGATTGTATATGAGTCGATTCATTAACTGATTCATCACAATGCTCCTTAGTCATACATTCATCACAATAGAATCTTCCATTAATTTTATTATAATTCTTCAAGCAAATATCAACTTGACATTTACAAGATGGATACATACAACAGGTATTGCTATAGTCCTTAATCATTTTCCCTTCTTCTTTTTTAAATGTGTATAGAAACGGAATATATGCATCTTTCTCATTAGATGGAGATGTGGTAAGTATTAGTTCTGTTTTATTTTTTTTAACATTAAAAAATAAATAAACTCCAAATAAATCACGCCGGCTAATATTTTGTTTTGTTCTAAAATCAGTTGCTTTTCCTGAATCAAATATTTTACTAATTGTATAATAACCATTCGTTTTATTCCTACTACAATCTTCGCCATAATTCTTCTCAAATGCATGCCAACTGACCTCTTTTAGATGAAATTTTTTCAAAGTAGGTTCATAGTTATCTGATATTCTCCACTGCATTTTATATGTTTCTATTATTATTAATAATTAAATTTTAAAAATCAATTTTTAATTCCAGGGAAAATAATACAATCCATAAAGGACATCCCACTCTTAGTATAACTTAATAAAATATCATTCTCTAAAATACTAATATTATCTGAAATAAGATTAAATCGAATTTCTTCTATGTCTTCAATATTTTCACCACTCTTTAATTTATATATATCATTATCTATTTTTATAACACTATCGTAATTTTCATTAAACTTATTCATATATTTTTGTATAAAGAAAAATTCCTTTAAATAGGCAAAGGGATAATACGTAATAGAATTGGTTTATTGGTTAGTGAGTGTTTAGAATATTGTATTTTAGTAATTGAAAATTTCTTCCTACTAGAAACACCTCTCCGTATCGCTTGAAGTCTAATAGTTGATTTCTTAAGGTTATTGTATCTATTGGATATATCTTTTCCTCTAAAATAAGATTGAATTGTTATGATTAAAAGATATTTAAACTCCTCGATTGCTTGTTTTTTAAATCTAAATAGTCTTTGTATTTTAATAATTGATTTCAAATCATTATATTTGGATTTTTGTTGTATCATTCTCACTTGACTTTGACATAAAATATAATATTCTATTTTAAAATCACTTTCCTCTATACGATAATGTTTTTTAATCCACGTGTGTTGGATTAATAAAACAGCATTATCTAGATTCATTTATAATTTATATTTAATATATGACATATATAATTCATTTTTTTTTTAATACATTTTTGTCTGTACTTGTTATATCAAATGGGGTAGATTTACTTACATCATTAACTTCATATAATTCTATTTTCTTATCCTTACTTTTACTTCTTGAGCAGATAATAAATCCCTCGCTATCATCATCAAGCGATATTCCATATTCACCTATAAATATATTATGTTTGGCATCCTTTTCAAAATACATCCTTTGGGTAATCATATTATCTTCGTCAATAATAACTTCATCTTTTTTAATACACATACCAGTAAATGGACAGACATACCATTCTTCTTTTTTATAAATAACAATGGTTCCAATAATATAACTTAATTCATATATTTTTAGATATGAATCGCATGTTCTTGCTCTTAAGAGATAACCATTACATTTATTATCTAAAATGATAGGCAATCCTCTTATATGTTTAGATTCTATTAAAACTGAATGTTCTCTATTAATTTTATTAGAAAATTGTTTAATTTTAATTTTAAATTCAACACCATATTTAACATCTGATTCACAATATAATGGATATTTATTAACCAATTTGTTATTTAAATATAAATTCTTTGATGAAATATCATAAATATGGTCGATGTTAAAAATATCAATCTCTTTACCAATAATATAATTTTTATACTTAGTCTTTGGATTAGTCGTTGGAGAAATTTCAAACCGTATTCCATCATCGATAACACATTTATTGTTACTCTTATCAACAATATATAATTTTAAAGAAGTATCAATAATATTATCCTCACGCTTTTTATATTTAGACCTCTCGATAACATATCCAGAATATTTACAAATCAATAATCTTAAATCATCATATTTTACTGCTGTCATACTTAGGTAATTACTATCACCATATCTAATAGGAACATCGTCTATTAATTCACCACACGAAACCAATGTAGCGTGTTTTCTAGATTCTTTATATACAACACATGTAACATTATCAATTTCTAAAAAATAATCATCTGATTCATTGGAAAGATACTTATAATTAGTAACATTGACCTTTTTTACGTTTATCTCACCATTATCCTTTTTATCTTCTTGAAGAAATTTCTTTATTAATTTAATGTTCTCGTTACTTAGTTTAAATATATATTTTTTGGCAATACACTTAAGAAAGTACTTAATAATCCGATTTTCGATAGTTTCTCTTTTCTTAACTCCTTGTAAATTAATACCGTTATCAATCGCAATATTCTTAATACATATATCATCTTTTTTAGACAAATATTCTTTAGTATATTTATTAGAATTTTTGTATTCATATTCTAATTGTGGTGTATATTCTATATAAATTTTGTCTAATATTGTATCACTTAGACATAGATTATTTTTATCATATTTACAATATTTACTTTGGTTTTTATTCATAATAAATCCAAAATCACAATATTCACTTGACTCACCTACCAATAAGACTACATGATCTTTATTCTTAGAAGTATATATGTCAAATATATCGAAAGTAAAAACCTCTTTATCTAGTTGATTAGTTAAGTTTTTCTTAGGACCAGGTTTCTTTCTAGGATTACCATCTTTAGTAAGCAATTCATTTCTCTTATAAATAAGTATTTTATCTTCCAATGTTTTAATCTTTTCATATGCTTCTTTTAGGTCAAGTTGGAGTTTTTCAATTTCTGTAGTCATTTTATACTATAAATTTAACAAATTAACAATATTTTTCAATTTTTTATTCTTAATATAAGTATAAATGAAAAAAAAAAAGAGTTATATTCCGACAATAGTTGAAATAAAATTTTCTAATAATAAATACAATATTAAAAATATCTCTAATATTGAATCAGGTTTTTCTCCTTTATCTGGATTTGAACCTTTATATGAACCAGATTATTGGAATAATAAAAGTAATATTAAGAATAACCATAACTGCTATTCTTACGCATTTAATGACATTAAATGTAAAAGACAAGGTAAGGCACAACCTGGTTACTTTGCCCATTTTCCATCTATTCAAAATGATGAGTATAATTGCAAAGATATTTATAAAAGAATAAAAAGAGACAATCCCGCCATTACCAAAATTCAATTCAATCACAAATGTCCAAATGGCACTTATAAAGCATTTGTGGCAATAGACCCCGATGAAGAAACAGATTATCATTTTTATAGACAGGATAAAAATGGATATTGGTCACATAAACCTGGAAGAAGTAATGTTGTTAATACAGATGCAAGTGATAAATTAATTAAAAATCCTGCTCAAGCAAATCGTAACTATGGTACATATAATTATAAAATTCCATGTGATTTTTTTTGTGTTAAGCCTGATATGAGTATAACAAAATCTAATCATATATCATAATGTATTAATATCTATACTATTATTATTAATATTGCTTTTATTATTAATATTGCTTTTATTATTAATATTGCTTTTATTATTTTTATTATTTTTATTATTATTAGATTTACTCTGACTAGTATTTTTATTGCTTTTATTATTAATATTGCTTTTATTATTATTAGATTTACTCTGACTAGTATTAATATTGCTTTTATTATTATTAGATTTACTCTGACTAGTATTTTTATTATTATTAGATTTATTATTAATATTGCTTTTATTATTATTAGATTTACTCTGACTAGTATTAATATTGCTTTTATTATTATTAGATTTACTCTGACTAGTATTAATATTATTTTTATTATTATTAGATTTATTATTAATATTGCTTTTATTATTATTAGATTTACTCTGACTAGTATTTTTATTATTATTAGATTTTTTACTATTTAATTTGGATAATTGTATAATTGACTTGTCATATAATTTAATTAATTTACATAATTCTATTATTGAGAATTTATAAAATAATATTAAATTATTAACAATAGTTGTTCTAATTTTATTAAATTTATTATTATTATATATTTCATCGTTAACACTCAATTCTTTATCTAAAAAATTAAGCCAGCACATATTAACTCTTCTTCTCATTTCATATGGTAATTCTTTAATATTCTTAGATTCTTTTACTTTATCTCCTTTTTTAACTTTTAAAGTATAAAATCTAAGCCATGTTTTTTTATCTATTTTTTTATTTATAAATGGATTCATTAAATTAGGGAATATTTTTTCTTTAGGATAATCAATATTTTTTTTAATACTATTATTATTATTAATATTAATATTCATATTAATATCTAACCATCCTTCAAATTTTTTTTTCTGTTGTTGTTTTTTATTTTTCTTTACCGTATTTATCGTTTGTATATCGGGTTCTATTCTATATGCATTACTCCAACTATTAATATTACCATTGATTATATTAGGATATATTTTTAAATCTAATATTTTTCTTAATAAATTATTTATATTATCTTTATCTTTTTCTGGGATAATATCTAAATACTTTTTTATACTACCAAATGCACCCTTACCTTTACCTTTACTTTTACCAAAGCTATCGCTATTACCTCTTCCTCTATTACCTCTTCCCCTATTACCTCTTCCTCTATTACCTCTTCCTCTATTACCTCTTCCCCTATTACCTCTTCCCCTATTACCTCTTCCCTGGTTATTTTTCTTAAGTGGTATTTTATTTTTTAATTCAGACACAATATTATTAACTGATTGGCTGTTACGAATATCACCGCCTTTCTGATTATTATTTTTTATATTTTTATTAAAATATTGTTCTGAAAATAATTCATTATTTAATGGATTTATAAAATTTTCTTTAAATTTAGGAAATTCAAAGAATTTCCTTAAATCTGTAATTTTTTCTCTGAGTTGAATAGCTAATTCACATGAGAGTGGCCAGTATTTAAAACATATATTTCCTTTTTCTAATTCTGAATATAGATTACAAATAATTAATTTTTTATCTAATAAACAGGGTTTTTCTTTAATATCTAATACTTTATTTAAAATATTATACCAGCATTCATTTTTAAAATCTGTATAACCCATTATTAAAAAACTTACTTCCAAGCATTTTTTATTTGTATCCTCAATTGAGAACACATCAGATATTAAATTTAGAGGATCTGGATTTGTATAACTTTTATTTAAACTACTTGTAATAGATGGTGGTAATTGAATATTTGTAATATTTTGAAGTTCTTTTAATTTTTCTAACTCTGATATAGCTTTTATACACAATGTTACTTTACTTCTATATTTTTTTAATAATTCATTTATAAAATTATTTTTATCTTTATCATTTATTTTTTTAGCACCTGTAATAGTTTTTAAATAATTCATACCATATGGGTTTATATGTTCCTTGACATAAGAATATAAAAAATTATTATCATTTTTAATATCATCTAATTCCAAATATTCTGTACAAATTTCTAAAGAATTAGATAATTTATCTTGTTTATTAGATTTTTCTTTCTTATCTGATTTGTCTTGCTTTTCTAATTTATTCATATTCTCATAATCAAAGTTATTATTTATATTAAAAGGTTTTACATCTAAATTATTCATATATTATATTATGTTAAATTATTTAATAGAAATAAAAGATTTTAAAGAATTCGATATTAGCATCCGATGGTGATACTTCTTTAATTGTTTTGATAATACCTCTCTACTAATTATTATTTGACATTTTAATAAATCTTTTCCAAAATTTTTAGAAACATTATACAATAAAGCTTTTGAATCATTATTATTCCAAATAATAGTATTACTTAAATAATCAGTATCATTTGTTATTAAATTATATACTTTTCTTCTAATATTATCAACACTTCCCTTTTTTATATCTAATAAAAAATCTTTATTTATTACTCTCCAGTTACTTGGTTCACATAAGTCTTTCGTTTTATTACATACCAATATATAACTATTTTTAATTATTTTAGATATTCCTTTTGAACTATTACTTGCTATAAATTTTTTTTTATCATCTAGCGAATTATTAATAGTTCCATATAATAAATTAAGATATCCAGTCGGTGACAATATAGATTTATTATTATGAAATGGTATATATATTTGTTTACTCTCTAATTCATTATCTTCTAGCTCGTTCCAGAATTTTTTAGTTAATATCTTATTTAGTTTTTTAGAATTATCACCCCCTAATTTATTATATTTTATTTTTTCCCCATATTTTGTAGCTAATATTTTTTTTAGTTTTTTATTTTCATTTACATTTTTATTTAAATTGTTAATTTTTAAATTAAATTTTTTATTTATATTTGTAAAATTTTTATTTAAAGAATTTTTTATGCTATTTGGTAAAATTATTTTATTAGTTCTTGACTCTAATGATATTTTTATTGATTCTAGAATTTTAATAGATAATAATTTATAAACATATGCTGTATTTTTAACTGCAAAATATTCTAATAATAATTTTTTTTGTATAATTGCTAATTTTTTTATTTTATTACGTCCTTCATTGCTTGTTAATATTTTATTATCATTATTATTATTATTTCTATTTGTATATTTAATTATTGTATTATAAACTTCTAGATAATGTTTAAGTTTTTCAAATTCTTTAAGTTTTAATAATTTATAATGTTCAGTGATATTAAAAATAGTTTCTATTATAATAGTTTTTTTTATTAATTTATTATCTTCAGTTATAATATTTTTATAAGCTGCTTGTAATTGCTCAGCCATTCCCTTTGCTTTTTGTAATTTAATTCCACTAATTATTTTATTGAAGTAATTATCTATTTTTATAATACCTTTTCTTTTAGCATCAATAAGATCATTTATATACAAAATAACTACTTTTATAGTTCTGACACTTAGATTAGGAGTCATTATCATTCCTCCCACATATTCATCATTATTACCTAATAATAGTTTAATAAGTCTTCTATTAGTTTCTTTAATATTTATTTTCCCGTTAAATTTTCCATCTGGATACTTTTCTAATACTATTGGATAAAATTTAGGATTACAACTATCTTTAGATTTTATACTTTCAATCCCTCCTATAATTCGATAAATACTTTTATTAGATACTTTTTTATTAACAGGGTATAAAGATAAATCTGATATATTTTCAATATCGGTATTAATCCCAAAAAAATCTTTAACTCTATCTTTTACTAATTTTCCTAACGATATTATCGAATATTTTAAACTATGTTTTAAAATAGTTCGTTCTTTAATTGTTAATTTCTTATCTTTATCTATAAATAACTGAAATTGATTATATAAATACATTAATCTTAAAATAACATTATTAAGTAAATTATATATAATTAAAACTAAACTTTCTGTTACACCTGATTTTTTATAAGTTTCATAATCTAATAATAAGTTATCTACTTGATAACTTAAAGCATTTTCTTTTTTAGAATCAGTGTCTAAATTAGATATTGTTAGTTTATTTATAGTATCATCTTTTCCTTTCCAAATAGGAATTATAAAAGAAGTATTTGTATAAAATGCTTCTTGTAAAATAGCAGATAATTCACTCCAATTATAAACTTTAAATATATCATTTAAAAATTGTAATGGGATGTTTTTCATTGAAGTAGATGAATCTGCTTTATATTTTAATAGATTAATTCCTAAATTTGTAATATCTCCAGGTGTACCTATAGAATGCTTTAATAAATCTACATTTGACCATTCAATCGCAGATTTACAAGAAATTAGTAAAGAAGATGCTACTTCATTTGATAAATTTTCAACATTTTTTATATTTTTTATATATTTTTCTATCTGCTTATTAAAAGTTTCATAATTTATATATCTATTTTCAGAATATCCAATATTTTTAAATTTAAAATTTTTATTTTCTATATTATTTCCTTTTAAATAATATTTTAACTTATTTAAATTTAGCTTTGATAAAAAATCATCTAAATATATTATATCATCTTTAAATTTATTCTTTAATTTTAGAAGAGAAGCAATTAATGTCATTGGGTCTTCATTAATTATTTTTAGTATTTTATCTTGAGTATTAGTAACATCTGTATAAAACTTATTAGATGTTATAAATGCGTCTATCGTATCTAATTCTATATCTGAATCACCCAACACTTGTAAAGTATCTTGATTTGATGCGATCAGCTTTAAAATCCACATATTATTATCTTCTATTTTTGATATATTTAATAACCATTTATCTTTATTCATTATAATTTATACTATTATATTTTCTTATATTATTATATAATGACTGTTACCATTATAAAACGTAAAGCTTCCGACCGTAAAAATCCTAAACGCAAAGTTGTTAAACGTAAAGCTTCTAAACGCAAAGTTGTTAAACGTAAAGCTGCTAAACGTAAAAAGATAGGAAGTTTTTATAGACCTACTAAAAAAACAACACGAACAGGTAAATGTCCAAAAGGAAAAATTATAAGAAAAGCATATACTCGTTCAGATGGAACTAAAGTTAAAGTGGCATGTATTAAGGATAAAGGTGCTGTTGGTAAAACTATAAAAAAATATAAATTAATTACTGATTTAAAAGAAGGTAAATTAAAAAAATATGGATATTCAACTAAGAAAGATACAAGTAAACGCTTAAAAGCTTTAGTTAATAGTATGAATGCTGTAGGGTATGATAAAACTGTTGAACGTTTAACAGCATTAAGGGTATTAAGTCGTCGAGAACCTGCTTTAAAGAAGAAATACGATGGCGATTATAAAAGATTAAAAATATACTATAAAAAACATAAACATTAAATTATAAATTTTTTTTCTTCAAATGTATCATCAAAATAAATTAGACCTAATTGATTGTTGTCAATTTTATTTAATTTATTTATTATAATATTTAATTTATTTATATCTTCTAGTTGCTCTTTTAAAAATGAATTTGTTATATAATCAACAAATTCTATATTTTGGTCACTGAGTGATATTAGTCGTAATAAACTATTATATACATCTTTCTCTAATTCTAAAACATAATAAAATGCTGTATATAAATCTGATTTATTTGAATTATTATTAAAATAAGATGCATTTATATCCCTAAATACAATACTCCCTCCCCTTTCTAATTGATATTTTATCATATTATCAGCATGTTCTTGTTCTTCTATACTACATTTCTTAAAATAATTAGCAATATTTAAATATCCTATTTCCCTATTAGAAAAATAACAATATAAATTTTTATAACAATATGACGCATATAATTCTTTATTTATTTGTTCATTTAATAATTCTTCATTTTTTTTAGACCACATATTTATTTATTATATAAATAAATTAATTATAAATAAATTACAAAAAAAAAATTTTTTATTAGTTATATATGAATTATATTTGCTTGACATCTATACCATCTAGATTTACTAATCTTATTATGTTATCACATCATATAAATACATTATTTAAGGATCAATTCTTTATGATAAAATTATATATTCCTAATAAATATTTAAGATTTCCTAATAAATATAAAATACCAAATATTAAAAATATACAAGTAAATATATTAGATAAAGACTGGGGTCCAAGTACTAAATTTATTGGACCATTGATGGATAAAAATATTAAAAATGAAGATAATATTTTTATAACCGATGATGATGTATTAAAAAGTTCAAATTGGATAAAATTATCAAAGGATTTAATAGATAAATATCCTAAAAGTGTAATACAATTAAGAGTATCAAGTTGGGAAAACAAACCTCTTCAATTAAAAAATATACAAATTCATGGTGTTTCTGGATTTTGCTTTAAGAAAAAAATACTAAATAATGAAACGTTTTATAAGTTTTATAATAAATTACCTAAAGAATTTTATTTTATAGATGATGATATTTTAACTTTTTATTTATATAAAAATAATATTAATATATTTATGTCAGATACTGTGATATCTAGAAAATATTTAAAACAAAATGATAGTTTAGTTGGATTAAATAATAATCTTAATAGAAGTAAACTAAGAGTTAAAGCATCTAATTATTTTAATTTTAATTTTTTAAAATTAATTTAGGATTATTTCTTTTATTTATTATTTTAATTAAATTATCTTGATATTTCTTCACTTGTTTATCTAATTTTATTATTTTTGCTGAATCATTGTTGTTAATGCTTAATGGAGAAATATCTAGTGGGTATTTATATTTAATAATTTCTTTAATTAATTGCTCTAGTGATATTAGATGCTTACATGGTATATTTTTTAATTTATTTTTTTCTATTTCATTATCAATTAAAGATAATTTATTTTGCAAGGAAGATAAATTTTTATTAGTTTCTATTAATTTCATTTTATCTTTTAATATATCTGATTTATTATATTCATCATAAGTATTTAAATTACGACATAACTTATTAATATTTTGAGTAAAATAATTTTTATTTAATAAATTAATTGTATTTATTGAATTTAAATAATTTTTTATAATAGTATTAATAATATAGCTAGGATTATTTGATATTTTAGTTTTTTTAGTACTCCAATAATAAAAATTATTATCTAAAGACATTCCTCTTACTAAAATAAAATTATTTATTTTATTTTTACTATATTTTGTTACTTTATTTCCTGTTATTATATTTAAAAATAATGGATTATTATTATTATCTTTAATTGGTAAATAATAATATAATTTATTTTTTTTACAAGATTCTAACCACTTTTCTATATATTTATTATCTAAAAAAATATTTAAAATTGAATTATATAATATTTCTTGTGTATTGTTAGAATATAACCCTAATGAATTTAAAATAAATATTATCCATAAGGAATATTTATTTATATAATCATTATAACTTTTAATGACATATTTTAATTTATTTCTACTGCCAATTATTGTAAGTAATTCTTTATTTAAATTATAAACTACATTACTAAAATACATTTTAGAATATCTTATTATAACTGGGTTAGTTTGAGATTGATTATTTAATTTTTTTAAATAATCATTATATTTATCTTCTATACATTTAGTAATTGTAATTAATTTATTATTTTCATTTTTATTTATTAACCATTTAATAATAATAAGATATTTAATCTTATTATTTTTAAACTCGTTTATTCTATTAATTAAATTATTAGATAATTTAATTACATTATTATTATAAATATTATTTATTTCACTTAAGTTTTTATTTGTTAATATAATTCTATATTTATCACCACTTTCATAGAAGTTTATTAATTCAATTTTAGGTATATTATTTACAACACGAATTGCCAAAACACTATTTTCATACACACCCTTATTAACAATACTTCTTAATGACTTATTCTTCAAGAAATCTTTTAATCTATTATCTAAATCTTTGCTTAATTTATAGTTATTTAAGTATTTTAACGGTATGTTATATGGACTTTTTTTATCGTATGAATATAATGTATTTATTAAATATCCTAGTTTTAATGTATTATTTTCTTTTATTTTTTTATTAAAATTATTTCTTATACTATTAATAATTTTTTTTAGATTATAATCTGTATCTAGTATGATATCATTAATATTATATAAAACATCTTTGAATATTAAAGCATATTTTTTAAATAATTCTAAAGATTTTTTAATAATTTTCTCAGATTCAATTGTAATATTCTTTGTTTTGTATTCAAATGCAATTTTATTTAAATAACTAATTTCAAACACTTTAATAGATTCTTCAACGATTTTATCTATTATTAACTTAAGTTTATTATTATTTATATTATTTGCAGTATTGTTAAATAATATATCTCTACATTCTATAAGAGATTTTATAGAATAAATTAATGGTATATATGGAATTGTTATATCAATATTATTATCCAATATTTTTAAAATATTAGGATATAATAAAGATAAAGTTTTATAATAAAAATCTGGAAATTTAAATGAAGTCATTTTATGTATTCCATATGTAAAATTATATGTATCCGATAATTGAATATTTTCTATATTTGTATTATTAATAGATTTATCAGTATTTTTATTTTTATTTTTAATTAAATCTATATATTTATCATATCTATTTTTATATATGTGTGTTTTTAAATTACAATAGCCTCCACTATCTAAATATTTATTATTAATATTTATTACGGAATCTAATAATAAATTTATTAGAAATTTATATAATTTTTGTTTATTACTTGATGAAATAGTATTTAATTTTAAATATGATTCTGTAAGCATATTATTATCATTTGTTTTGTATGTAATACCAAGTTCTTTTTTTATAGTTTTTTTATTACATATTTTTAAAAATTTATCATTCACAATACTTTTATTTATATCAGTTATTTTATTACCTTTTCCAGAATTACCTTTTCCAGGATTACCTTTTCCAGAATTACCTTTTCCAGGATTACCTTTTCCAGAATTACCTTTTCCAGAATTACCTTTTCCAGGATTAACTTTACTTTTACCAGAACTATCGCTAGTATATATAGAACCTCTTCCTCTACCTTGACCTCTTCCTCTACCTCTTCCTCTACCATTTCCTCTACCATTTCCTCTACTTTTTCCTCTACTTTTTCCTTTACCTTTTTTTTTGTCACCACCGAAGATTTTTTTTATACCATCTTCTACATCTTCTTCTACATCTTCTTCTACATCTTCTTCTACATCTTCTTCTACATCTTCTTCTACATCTTCTTCTACATCTTCTTCTACATCTTCAGCATCCACGCTTTCATCATCTTCAGTATATTCATCATCTTCTTCTGTATCTTCATCTT